CAGTTTGTTTACTGGCGCATGCGTCGTATCCAAGACGCTGGATCAGGTATCCAGACGGGGGACATGAACTTCCGTTTCCTGCCGGCCGTAGCAGCTGGGTTGGCCTACTACATTGCCATGAAGGTTCCTGAGCTGATGCCCCGGGTAGATATGCTAAAGGCTGCTTATGACGAGCAGTTTGCCCTGGCCGCAGGTGAAGATCATGAGAAGGCACCGCTACGGTTTGTGCCTCGCCAGCAGTTCATTGGCGGGAGTACCCCGTAATGGGCCAAAGGTTCTCATCCGGCAAATTTGCGATCTCGCAGTGCGATCGCTGTGGCTTTCGTTTCAAGCTCAAGCAGCTCAAGTTTGAGGTCATCAAGACCAAGCTGTACCAGTTGAAGGTTTGCCCGGAGTGCTGGGATCCTGACCAGCCGCAGTTGCAGTTGGGCATGTACCCGGTTGATGATCCGCAGGCCGTGCGTCAGCCAAGACCGGACACGACGTACTACACCGCTGGATTGGATGCAAATGGCTTCCCTTCTGGTGGTTCCCGGGATATCCAGTGGGGCTGGGCTCCGGTTGGCGGATCTAGTTTTTTTGATGTTGGTCTCACCCCAAACTACTTGGTTGGGACGACAAGTGTTGGTACAGTATCGGTATCTTAAAGGAGCCAGAAATGGACAAAAAAGACTTAGCGCAAGACAAGAAGATGGTGGCATCTGCCGTGCATAAGCACGAAGCCAAGATGCATCCTGGCAAGCCCATGACCAAGCTGGCCAAGGGTGGTGTCACTTCTGCAAACATGAAGAAGTACGGCCGTAACCTGGCTCGTGCCATGAACCAGAAATCTTCTACCCGTGGAGGCTGATATGGCCACATTTAGCAAGAAAGTTATGGGCAAAGAAGTTGGCCAAGCCGACGTCTACGCTAAGCCTCATACCATGAGTGGCAAGGCTGTGAAGGCTGAAACCAATCCTGGCAAGAGCCCCAATCGTAGCAAGCTGGACACGTACAACTTGTCTGTTGGTGCTGTTAGCAAAGCTGCAGGCGACCAGCCAATCAAGACGGATGGCATCAAGATCCGTGGTACTGGTGCGGCTACCAAAGGTGTGATGGCACGCGGCCCGATGGCCTGAGGTTTATATGACCTACGACGAGCTGGTTACCCAAGTCAACGATTACTGTGAGAACTCGTTTCCCACAGATAACATGAATGTCTTTATTAGGCAGGCTGAACAGCGTATTTACAACTCTGTTCAGCTGGCCAGCTTGCGTAAGAACGTGACCGGCACGGCGACTGTTGGGAACATGTACTTGCAGTGCCCGACTGATTTTTTGTCGGTGTATTCCATTGCCGTGATCTCTGATAGCGAGTATTTGTACTTGCTAAACAAAGACGTTAACTTCATCCGTGAAGCCTATCCCAGCACAGCGGCGGCGTTCCGTGGCAAGCCAAAGCACTACGCAATCTTTGGCCCCAGGTCTGACAATGAAGACTACTTAGCCTTCATCCTTGGTCCCACGCCAGACGCGGCATATTCTTTTGAGCTGCACTACTTCTATCTGCCTGAGTCGATCGTAGATGCCGCAGACCAAACGACGTGGCTGGGTGAGAATTTTGACTCTGCACTTTTGTACGGCACGATCATGGAAGCCGCTACATACATGAAGGCAGAGCAGGACATGCTGAAGCTGTACAACGATCGGTATGTGCAGGCAATTGCTCTTCTCAAGAACCTGGGCGATGGCAAACAGCGTATGGATGCATACCGAGATGGCCAAGTTAGGATTCCTGTCTCATGAGCATTGTTCAAACCCAAACCACCAGCTTCAAGAAAGAGCTATATCAGGCCGTCCACAACTTGACGTCGGACACCCTGAAGATGGCTCTTTACAACGCCAATGCGGACTTGAACGCAGACACTACCGTGTACTCTTCAACCAACGAAGTGACTGGTTCTGGCTACGTGGCTGGTGGTGTTGTGGTGACTGGCGCGACGATATCCACTTCTGGGTATACAGCCTACGTCAACTTCAACAACGTGGCGTTTGCGGCTAATGTGACGGCGCGCTGTGCGTTGATCTATAACGTCTCCAAGGGAAATAAATCAATTGCCGTTCTGGATTTTGGGTCTGACAAGAGCTCAAGCAGCTTCACCGTGGTGATGCCGCAGAACACGGCTACCTCTGCCCTCATACGTTCATCTAACTAAGGAGCTGGTTATGTGGACTCAGGTGCCAAATACGCAGTCTGCCGGGTGGACAGAAATTGGGACAACTCAATCGCCAGGGTGGGCCGTAATTGATAACACACAGCCCGCAAACTGGCAAAATATCAATACGAATTCGTAAGGACTAAAAATGCCTTCATCCTATACCTCATTACTTGGCTTGGTTCTCCCTGTCACGGGAGACCTCTCCGGTACTTGGGGCGATACGGTCAACAACGGTCTCACGTCCTTGTTGGACTCGGCCGTTGCAGGCACGACCACGCTCAGTACTGATGCCGACGTAACCCTTACCACCACCACGGGCGCTGCCAACCAGGCTCGGCAATCGATTATCTTGTGGACTGCCTCAGGCACGGCGACCAGGACCATCACGGCCCCGGCACAGTCCAAGATTTACACGGTTATCAACAACTCGGGTAGCACCCAGAGTATTAAGTTGGTTGGCGTGGGTCCGACCACTGGCGTAACGATTATCAAAGGTGAATCGGCGCTTTGTGCATGGAATGGTTCTGACTTTGTAAAGATTGGTAACTACAACGGGTCTGCCGTTTTTAGTTCTATTACTGATACCGCTCTTACGTCCGGCCGTGTGACTTATGCTGGTACTGGTGGTTTACTGCAAGACAGCTCAAACCTAACGTTTAACGGAACGACGCTTACCGCTGGTGGATTCACTGGGCCGATCGGAGCAACTAGCGCAACGACTGGCGCGTTTACCACGCTATCAGCCTCCTCGACTGTGTCTGGTACGGGGTTTATTAACTATCTAGCATCTCCCCCGGCAATTGGAGGAACGTCTCAGAATACTGGCTACTTTAGTGTTTTGCGTTTGTATGGGACGTCTTCTGGCTATATTGGCCTACGGGGTTCGCCTGACGCAGGATCAACCACATACCTTTTGCCAGCAGCTGATGGTACGAACGGTCAGTTTTTGCAGACCAATGGCACGGGTACTCTGTCCTGGGCCACTGCAATCTCCACTCCGGGCGGGGGTAACACCCAAGTTCAGTTTAACAACGGCGGGGTTTTTGGCGGCTCCGCCAACATGACATTTAACGGCACTACCTTGACGGTTACCGGGCTGTCTGGTCCGCTGACTGGTACTGTTGGTGCTACGACTCAGAACACGGGCTACTTCACTACCCTGCGGATGTACGGGTCTAGCTCCGGGTACGTTGGGTTCCAGGGCGCAGCAGCCGCTGGCTCTACGACCTATACGCTCCCTGCAGCGGACGGAACGGTAGGGCAGTCCTTGGTCACCAATGGATCAGGCACTCTATCCTGGGCCACTGCAGCTGGCACTCCTGGCGGCTCCACAACGCAGGTTCAGTTTAATAATGCCGGAGTCTTTGGCGGTTCGGCCAATCTCACGTTCAACGGTACTACTCTTACGGCTGCTGGGTTCTCTGGCCCGATCGGGGCGACTGGGGCTACGACTGGTGCATTCACCACACTGTCAGCTTCTTCGACGGTATCCGGCACGGGCTTTAGTACCTACTTAGCTTCTCCTCCTGCGATTGGTTCAAGCACGGCAAATACTGGTGCGTTCACCACATTGTCAGCCTCTTCTACGGTGTCTGGAACTGGCTTTAGTAATTACTTGGCTTCGCCACCTGCAATTGGATCCAGTGCCGCAAATACTGGTGCGTTCACTACGTTGTCGGCATCCTCGACTGTTTCGGGTACGGGCTTCAGTAATTACTTAGCTTCGCCTCCCGCCATTGGATCGACGGCCCAGAACACTGGTTATTTCACCGGACTACGGGTGTATGGCTCGTCATCTGGATATGTGGGCTTCCAAGGCGCTGCAGCTGCTGGTTCAACCACCTACACGCTCCCCTCTGCAGATGGCACAGCTGGATATGCGCTAGTTACAAACGGCTCTGGCACTCTGTCTTGGTCTACGGTTGGCGGCACCCCTGGCGGATCTACCACGCAAGTTCAGTTTAATAATGCTGGCGTGTTTGCAGGTTCGGCCAATCTTACGTTTGATGGCACCACGCTTACGGCCGCTAACTTCACTGACTCATCGCTGACTTCTGGTCGTGTGACGTATGCAAGTACTGGAGGCAATTTAGTAGATTCCTCTAACTTGACGTTCAACGGCACCACGCTGACGGCAGCTGGCCTGGCTGGTCCTTTGACTGGCACGGTCGGGGCAACGACGCAGAACACTGGTTACTTTACAACCCTGCGTATGTATGGCTCCAGCTCTGGGTATGTCGGCTTCCAGGGTGCTGCAGCTGCAGGTTCGACCACGTACACACTGCCTGCTGCAGATGGAACATCTGGGCAAGTCCTGTCAACAAACGGGTCAGGCACGCTGTCTTGGGCTACTGCAGGTGGTGGTGGCGGGACTCCTGGCGGGTCTAATACGCAGGTCCAGTTCAATAACTCGGGTTCTTTTGGCGGGGTGTCTGGGTTTACTTTTGACACGACTACCTCGACGCTGACGGCTCCAAACATCGTAACCAGCAACGGCATTCATATTAACAGTGCAACAGTATCGTCCAACATTACAATCGGCGCTGGAAACAACGGATTCTCTGTCGGGCCGATGACTGTGGCGTCTGGCGCTACGGTGACGGTATCTGCAGGCCAACAATGGGTGGTGATCTAAATGTCAACTATTAGCGCAAGCACAACGACCACGACCGCGTATAAGGTCACAGCCGACACTACTGGCACGCTAGTACTCCAGACCGGGGCTACGCCGACTACGGCTGTCACGATCAGTTCTGCACAAGTAGTGGATTTTGTTAACACGCCAACTGTTAACGGAACTCCTATTGGTGGAGGCGGTGGTGGGTTCTCTGGTGCCACGACCAACGCGGTTAGCTCTAGCGCAATCACGCTGACATCTTCTTCCTCGCAGTACCAGGTTTGCCAGATCAGTAGCTTCACCAACAGCTATGTGACGCTGCCTGATGCGACAACTATGACGGCTGGTTCTAACCCGTTTGTGATTGAGAACCGATCTCCTTATGGAGCCAACCTAGAACTTCGCAACTCTGCTGGCACCACGGTTGGGTACATTCCGATTTCGCAGATCGCAACTGTACAGATTACTGACAAGTCAACATCTGCCGGGCAATGGGCGGTTGAGTTGGTAGGTGCTCCGCAGCAGTTTTTCAAATACGACACCGCGAGCATTACTACCACCACCACCACTCCAACGCCAACCAATTCGGCAACAACATACGGAATGGTCGGACTAACATCTACTCTATTTGTGAGATGGTGGGCAGCTGCCGCAGGTGGCATCTGTACCCTTTATACGCAAGCGGCCACTATATCCGGCAGCACAATTACCTTTGGTTCTATTCAAAGTTCCGGCGTATTAAATCTGGGAGGAACCCCTTCCAGCAATGTAAAAATAATTCGTCTTAGTAATACAGCATTTGCAGTATTGCTTAATGGTTACGTTACATCCAGTAACTGTTGTGGCACTTCTTATACTGCATCTCAGCGCATCTTAGTGTGTACGGTTTCAGGAACGACTGTTACGTTTGGAACGCCTTCAGCCGCAAGTACACCGTCAGCTACTGGCCTTAGTATACCAAATTCTACCAATTCCATTTTATATAATGGAACTATTTGCCGGTTGTCAGATACATCGTTTGCTCTTTTTTATAACGATTCTGCTACTAATTCATACTCTTTTCCGTATGGGTATTCAGGGTCAATGTCCTGCCAGATCGTTACGGTTAGCGGCACAACCATGACCATTGGGACAAAAGTAAACCTGGGAACTAGCACTTACACCCAGGTTCATTCGGCAGTTGCCTTGTCCTCTACGTCTGTGTTCTTGTGTTACTCTCAAGCCACGGCAACTGGGGGAAGCTCTGGGCGCTCAAAAATGGTTGTGGTATCTGTTTCTGGAACCGTGCCCACGTTTGGCACGCCTGTAAATTGCGAGAGCTCAGACACGACAGTATTTCAATCCAATGGATCTTATGGCGGCAGTTATGTTGATGGCGCAGTAGCTCCTTCTGCAACGCAGGTTATATTTAATACCGGATACGCCTTGGGAGAGGCAACCGTTTCTGGGACTGTGCCTACGTTTGATTCGTTCCCCTATAACAGCCTTCTTTTCCCATTGTTCTTGTCCACGTCTTCTAGAGCATGGAGTGGTGGCGGTACTACAAGCGTTAAAGGTTATTTATCTATTGCAACTGGTGGGTTTGTGCCCAACACAAACGTAAGAGACGTGTTGCAAACCAACCTAGCTGTAACCAATGCGAATCCTTGGACGCCACTTGGGGCGCAACCTACCACCGCATACGTTGCGTATAAAAACGCTAGTGGATACTCATCTTCCAGCACTGTTGTTCTGGGCACAACATCCTGATTGGATACAACATGAAATACGCACAAGTTGATATTCGCCAACCGGCCAAGGCAATTACCGGATGGATTGGCAACCAGCCCATTTACACAGAGATTCCGAATGGAGCTTGCATCGTCGATGTGCAGGCTGAGACGTATCCTGTCGGGGATCCGCTGTTCTGGGTGGAGTGTGCAGACAACATTGAGCCATGGAATTGGTATTACGACCAGGCGTCTCAGACATGCGTGGTGATGCCTACTCCAGCCCCCAAGACCGCTGGTGCAAATCAGCCGGTTGTATCTGGAGCGCAGACGCTGTGACCACGCCTATCGTCGTCAAGCACGCCGTCACTTACGACGGGGCAACGTTGAACATCTACCACGCCAACAAGGGCGAGGGGTTGCCACGACATGACCATGCCTATGCTCATCTGACGATATGCCATGCAGGAAGCTGCGTCATCCGCAAGGAAGGCAAAGAGGTTGTGCTGACCAAGGACAGCCAGCCGGTCAATCTGGTCGCGGTTGAGTGGCACGAGATTGAGGCGCTAGAAGACGGCACGGTGTTTGTCAATGTGTTTGCCGAAGGCAAGTATTAAATAACGGAGCATAAATATGAAAATATCCAACAAAAGGGTAAACTTCTCTAATTGCTCCTTCCAAACCACCACGAAAGGACAGTAATCATGGCTTCAACAATCAACGCAGACGTATCCGGTCTTAAATCGACCGCTGATACCTCTACTGTGCTGACATTCCAGACCAATAGCACGAACGCTATGTCGATCAGCGCATCCCAGGTGGTTAGTTTTGTCAACCCGCCGACGACCAGCACGGGGGCAACCTATGCAACGACCGGCAAAGCCATCGCAATGGCTCTCGTTTTTGGTTTCTAAGGAGTAAATCGTGGCCAATCCGAACATCGTTAACGTCACTAGCATCTACGGCAACACGTCCTATCTGATCCCGTCCACTACGTCGGCGACCACTTGGACTGCCCTGACGCCTGCAGTTGGTACTGTCAACAAGATTGACAATATCGTTGCATCCAACGTCACGGCATCTGCTGTTGCTGTGACCGTGTCTATCAACAGCGCAACTGGTGGTGGTGGTACGGCATATCGTATTGCTTACCAGATTTCGGTTCCTGCTAACTCGTCTTTGATCATCGTGGACAAGACAACGTCTTTCTACGTTGGTGAGGGCCAGTCGGTCGTGGTGACTGTGGGTACTGGTAGCGCGCTTGAACTGACGGCAGCTTTTGAAGCAATTTCCTGATCGGGGCCTAACATGAGTGGGCGCTATACGGGGGGCATTCTTAATGTCGGCAAGACCGGCTTGAATTGGCCTGTGACGCAGGTCGAGTACCTCGTCGTCGCTGGTGGTGGGGGTGGTGCATCTACTTCTGCCAATACATCTGGTGGCGGAGGCGGAGGTGCTGGTGGACTGCTGACTGCTGTTGGGTATGCCATAACTCAAGGTTCTTCAATCACGGTTACGATTGGAGCCGGTGGAAGTGCGGGCGCACAGGGATCATCTTCCGTTTTTGGAACTATAACTGCCGTTGGTGGTGGGAATGGTGCTGCCCCTAGTGCTGGTGCTGGAGGCAATGGCGGTTCTGGTGGCGGAAACTCAACTAACGGCGCATCAGATAACAGTTCTGTTGGAACTGGTACAGCTGGTCAAGGCAACAATGG